TCCGAATCTTTGCATTTACAACCTTCACAAGTACACACTCCATATTCATCTGCGTGCAGATTATTGTCCTCGCCGCAATGACAAGGATGATGACATTCGTTACAAAAACCTACCTTCATTTTAAAAATAATATTATAATTGAAGCAACCACTACGCATCTATAAACTAATAAAGTTTTTTGATCTGGTAATTGCATTTTTTTCCAAATATTTTCAATCATGTTTTTTCTCCTCAATTTCATAAAAGAACTTATCAGTATCTTCAGTTCTCCACTGATTAGCGTCTTCTACATTCCACTCGTTAGTTTGTACCTTCCAATCAGGAACTTGGTCCTTCACTGTAAAAGAAGGTATGTTCCAAATAATTCTGTTGTTAGGTTGTGCTGCATAATTACCATCTTCTAAGGCCATTATGTGAGCGCACTTGTGTTCGTGCGGGATTTCTGAATGATCAGTATCTACTATATTACTCTCTGGATGTGCAAAGTCAACGGTAAATAAATATTTTCCGTGATGCCATTTCTTATCTTTACCTATATACTTACCAGCTTGTGCGTCTAAGATATCCCAACAATGAACAGAAGGATAATAAGAAAAACAATTCCATAGCTGTAACTCGTCAAGTCTTCTATGTGGAACAGCTTTCGGTTCATAGCCACGTTGAATAAAAGCCGTAATTGGTAAACGATAAAAGACAGCGCCGTTTTCCATAATCGCATGCCATAAGATAGCGCGACCTGTAATTGCGGTAAGACCAAAGATAATACAGTCTTCAACTTCTCCGTGATGTTTTTTAAGATCATATAAATACTCCTTTCTTATTTGTGCATAGGTTGCTGGTATGTTTGCATTTAAGTAAGCCATGTTTCAATATTATCATCAAAGTCTTTGTAGTCTATTGTTATTTCGTCACCAATATTAATATCCTTAATTGCAAACCCGTCATCATCTAAATTTGGATTTTCACTATGATTTATATATTTTGAGTTATCAAATTGTAATATTAATATATCTGGATGTAAATATTTTTGGTAAGAATGTGTTGTAAGAAAGTTAGCAAAAGCCAAAGGCATTGATGGTAAATTATTTTTATCAAACTCTATTTGAAAACTAGATCTTTCTTCTTGTATTTTATGTCCTTTTTTAATATTCTCTTTTGAAAATACCCCAACACCTTGAATTTTACTTTTATCTAAGTAAGTGTCTATTAAAAACATTATTTTATTGTACCCCAATTAGGTCCAGATTCATAGTCTACCTTGTTAGGTACTTCTAGTTCAACTGCGGATTCCATAATTTCAATAATACGTTTTGCCTTTGTATCATCTTCTACAGAAATATCCAACTCATCATGTACTTGGATATGCGCTACTATACCTTCTTTGTATAATTCTAACATAGACTTTTTTGTCATGTCAGCAGCTGAACCTTGTATTAATTTATTTAATGCTTTGTATGTATAAGCACGCTTGATGCCTGGTCCGTATTCCTGGCGAGCTTGGTCAAATGGTAAAGCTTTATGTATACCAAATTGATTTGGCTCCCACAGGTGAAACCTACATAATCTACCTAGTAAAGTTCTTATCTGTCCACGTTGCTGTGCTCGGTTAGATACAGAATTCATTAGTGATTTTACGAAAGGAACTCTTTGGTGATAGATAGAAAATAACTCATCTGCCTTATCTTTAGATACTCCTAATTCTGCCTGTAGTTTTGCTTTACCCATACCATAAAATAAACCTAAATTAATTGTTTTAGCTTGTGTTCTTGGTATGTCTGCCATCTTTGCAACAATTGTATGAAAGTCAGCGTTACCATCTAAATAAGAATCTTTAACACCAAAGACGCTTGTATCTTGATCCAGGGATGCATAGTGAACTACTAGTCTTGGTTCTTGTTGACTGTAGTCAAAACATCCCCACTCGCAACCAGACTCAGGTACAAAAAGGGATCTAATAAGAGGACCTAACTCTTTGTTGCGCGCAGGAATTTGTTGTAGGTTTGGATTAGAATAACTAAATCTTCCTGTTATTGTTCCTCCAGTATCAGACCTAATTTGATTTATGTCTGCATGTATTCTACCGTTATGTTCGTGTTTAATAATAGTATCTATGAATGTAGTATGTGCCTTGTTAATCTCTCTTGCTTTTGATATACATTGCACCAAAGGATGTTGATGAGTAGAAAGAAAATTTTTAGTAAATGAAGGCGCTTGTGTTTTGGCTGTCCGTTCGTATTCCAGGTTTAGTTTATCAAAGACTTTGGCTATCGACCGCGCTGCCCATATTTGAGTTTGTACTCCTGTTTCTTTTTCTACTCTTTGGAGTAAGCTATCTTCTTCTGATGCTAATTGTTTCTTCAGTGTATGAGCTTTTTGAACGTCCACTCTCACCCCAAGAAATCGCATATCGACCAGGCAAGGAAAAAGATCCGTTTCTAAATCAAAAATAGATTGAAGATCTTGATCTATAATTTCTTTTTGCATAACTTTCCAAAGTGCTAAAGTTAATTCTGCATCACGTTCAGCATAGTTGCCAACATACATTGCTGGCATCTTCCACATATCTGCTTTAGGATCTAATCCCCATTCTTTTGCAGCGTTATTTAATTCTGTTTCATTTTTACCGTGACCACAATAATCCCAACCCAATGATCCAAGATCATATCTAAATCTATTTTCATTTACTAGTGAAGCTGCAATCATAGTGTCAACAATTCTTCCGTTAACTTTTATACCCATAGATCTTATCCATGAAATATCATACATTGCATTGTGAAATATTTTTGTAGAGTCAGACGCACAAATATCTGTAAACCATTGAATTACTTTACTTTTTTCAAGGTTACCACCACCCTCATGATCAAACGGAAAGTACCCTGCGTAACCATCTGTTGCAATTGCAATACCCACAACTTTTCCTTTACCAATTACAGAACCCGATCCCATAGTTTTTAATTCTGGATCATGTGTTTCTAAATCAATTGCAATCTCATCACAAAATCTTAAGTCTGGAAACTCAGTAGGCTTAACCCACTCTGTCTGTGCCTTAAATATCATTTATAATCTCTCTCTTTGATCATTTCTAAATAATGTATAGCTTTATCTATGTCTTCTACTCCGCCCTTGTGAGAGTGTCTGCATATATATTTTATAGCATTACCCTCTGCAAAAAGCAATTTATTCTTGTTTATAAACTCTGCTGGCTGTATTTCCATGTACATATAATGTGTACCGGACACTTGTTTCTTGTATGGATCATCACTCATATTTTAAACTCCTTAGATTTGTTTGGACATTTTATTAAATATAAATTTTGCATGGTTCTTGTAATACCTACGTACCAAACACGATACTCTTCATCTTGTTTGTACACAGATTTTTTTGCTCCTTTAAGTGTATTTGATGTGTGATTTAAAAATAAAATAACATTAGTTGCTTCACCTCCTTTTGCACCATGTATTGTTGATACTTTTATTCTTGCGTCTTTTGTTGGATCTTCATTATTAAGTAACAATAGTTTCATGTAATTTATTTGACTGTCAGGTACATTATTAAATGCATCATACCACTTTAATGATAGATTCATTGGTCCTTTTATTCTTTCTTTAATTCTTTGTAATTGTATGTCAGGAAGAGAAATCTTTTTTTGTAACTGCGACCAGTATTGTATATCCTCATATAAACTTTTACCAATACTATTTCCTTGTGTTGTATTAAAAAATAAACCTTTCTTTTTTAAATAAGTTGGTATTGGTTTTAACAATGATTTAGTTCTAGTTAATATTAGCCAATCACTTGTAGACATATCTATGTCAGATATTTTATATCGTTCATAAATCTCACCAGATTCAGACTTTGGAAAATATTCTTTGTCAATTCTATTATCTTGTATTCTGTCAATGACATCTAATGCAATTTTTTGTATACTACTTGGAACTCTTTCTGATTTTGTTAGTGGTATTTCTGTTGCATCATAGTCAATAAAAGAATCTACATCGGCGCCAGCCCAACCAAATATAGCCTGGTCATCATCTCCTGCTACCCACACATCACATTTTGTATCTTGTTCTATTTTATTTATCATAGACCATTGTATTAATGACAAATCTTGTGCTTCATCTACAAATATAACATCAAACTCTGGTACATCTTTTGTGTCTAAAAATTTTTGTATCATGTCTGTAAAGTCAATAAGGCCATGTACTTTTTTATAGTGGTTAATTTCTTTTTCTATTGCATCTAATTTATCTCTTTCTATTTTAGATAAATGTTCATTTAAATCTAATTGATCTAATACAGATATTTGTTTTACTCTTGCTAAGTTTATTAATCCTAGATACTCACTATCAGATGAAAAAATACCATTCCAATTATTAGTTTCATATGATGCATATTTAATTTGTATACCACAACTATCACCTATTGCTTTGTAGTTAAGATCCTGCATAACGTTTTCTTCCTTAAGACCTAATCTATTAAAAGCTAGCGAGTGTAGTGTTTGAAAATATTTTATATCTTTTTTTGTAAGTTCTGTTTTAATTTTTAAAAATCTATTTCTTGCTTCACCTGCAGCTTTACGAGTAAAAGCAAAATAACCTATACGATTTAACGGTATGCCTTTGTCCACATATTTTTGTACTTCGTTTAATAACCTTCTTGTTTTACCTGTACCTGGAGGACCTACTACTTTGTATCGCATTAATAATTACTTTCTTTTCTCTCAACTGGTTTGTATTCTATTTTATCTATATGTAGTTGTTTTAATCTACATACTTTTACTGTCTTACCATCTACATTTAGTGAATGGTTAAACTCTACCTGACATTTGTCTTTCAGTTTTTGTGCTATTCTCTCTTCTGGTATTTTCCAACTAGATCCTAAGTGATCAATAAAAGAATTAAACCTAAAAAAATGATGACCTTCTTCTGTTAAACAAGAACCACTGTTGATTTGTATTCTGTTTTTTGCACGTGGCCCATTAACACAATATTGATATAACTCTTCATTTAATCTATCTTCTACCTGTGTTC